GACAGAGAAGTGATTGGTTGTGAAATGTCAACTTTTTGATTTTCTTGTGTTGTTGACAGAGAAGTGACTGGTTGTGAAATGTCAACTTTTTTATTTTCTTGTGTTGTTGACAGAGAAGTGACTGGTTGTGAAATGTCAACTTTTTTATTTTCTTGTGTTGACAGAGAAGTGACTGGTTGTGAAATGTCAACTTTTTCAGATATGGGTATAATTTTATTATTTTGAATTGTATTTGATAAATCAAGAGTAAATTTATCTGGTATAGTTGTATTATTTATAACAAGTTTTTCACTGGTAGAATAATTAGAAGTTATAATATAAACTTTAGGAATTATAGCTTTTTCCTTACAAATAGTATCATTTTTTTTAGCTAAAGAATCATCGTTAAAATTAAAAATAAAACTTCCGTCATAATTCATAAAATTATTATCAGAGTATATATTTGAAACGTAATAATAATTGTTTTTATACTTAGGAGAAGGTATAAATAAACAAATAGAAGAATAATCATTACATTTACTAATATTTTTTTTTACACAAGTCCTATAACTAGAATATAAAGAATAAGGACAATTTGTTACAAATGATTTAGGTGAAAAAGCAATAAATTGGAAGTTGTTTATATTACTACTAGAATCATTAAATAAATTAAAACATTTATTTTCATTATCAATAGAAATATAATTTAAAATAAAGGTAATTTGTTTACATAAAATATTAAATGTTTGTTTATAACCTTTAAAATTTTCAAGACTATAAAAAGATATTTGATATAAAACCATACTAAACTAATTTTATTATAATTAATATAATAAAATAAAATTAATATTGATTTTTAATTTGACTGTAAGCAGATGAGAAAAGTTCAAGTTTATTTACAGTTGTTATATTAAAATTAAAAGTATTTTGTGAAAGATTATCTTTTAATGTAATAATTTTACATTTATCAGAAACATTACTAATTTTATGTTCAGTTGTTTGGGTAATAGGAATAAACATTAGTTTATAAATAAATTCAATAATATTTGATCCTGAATTAGATATGTTCAAAGTTTCTATGTTAATACCAAGAACCTTATTTCCTTTTTTGTCACCAATATCTATTGGAAAATTATCAGAAACACCACCATCAATATAAAGATTATTACCATATTTATAATTTTCAAAAATAAGAGGTAAATTTGAAGACATTCTTAATCCTATTAAACATGGTAAGTTAGGATAATTTTCATATGATAAGTATTCTGTTTTATTTTCAGTTATATTATATGTTACAAATATTAATTCTTTATTAAAATTTTTTTTAATATCTAGCAATGTTGGAATATATCCTATTTTATCAATAGTCATCTTTTCTATTTGTTCATATATACTAATAAAACTTGATGCACCACTTCCATTTATCATTGCTACAATATTAAAGTGTTGAATTTTCTCCATCAACTGATTCACACAAATATATGCTAATATTTCCGATGGATTATAACCTATTGATAACAAAAAACAAATTATTGCACCTGATGATGTACCTATGTAAAGTTTTATATCTTCAATATTTGTAGTATCAAAAATATACTGGAGAGATCCTAAAGTCATTATTCCTTTTACTGAACCTCCTGATAAAACTAAAGTATCATAATGATATGTTTTTTTTATTTGTTTAATTTCTTCATTCATTTCATATTATACACATATTTTTAAGTTAAATTATAATTATACTGATTTTATACTAAATAAATTTTTTAAAAGAATAATCACGATTATTAAAAGAAATATAATTATAAAAATATATATAGTGCTATCATCTCTATAAATTTTTGAACAAACTATACATTCTGATGTATGTTCCGCTACATTTATACAATTTAACTCTCTTTGAAAATTGTTTTTAGAGTACTTATATTTTTCTATTTCTACTTGTTCCGGATCGGTAACAGGATTTTGATTTGAATATACTATTGCGTCAGTATTATTTTGAGGCATTTGTACATTTGACATTCCTGATTCAATTGGTGGATTATAATTATTATTTCTAATGTATTTATTTACTAAATTTGAATCCGATGAGTAATTATTGGCATTATTGTTATTGTCTATATCCTGTAAATATGGTAATTCATCTAAGAAAGTTATTTTTCTATTCATTTTATTTATAAATATATATTAACTAATTATTTTTTTTTATTATTTAATTTTTATTGTTTATTGATATAAAATATGAAAAAAAATTATCACCTACCAAATGGTTATGAAATAAATCCTAAAACTATCTTTGAGACACTTTTAAGGAGAGACTTTTAGAAAAAAGTAAAAGTAAAAAAGGGGTGTTATGTACGGAAATAAAGAAAATAGAAAAAATATATTTATAAGATAAATTATTTTGTACTAAATAATAAATGGACAATAATAAAAAAGTTAAATCTCGTAAAAGACCCAATTTAAAAAAGAAAAGTAAAAAAAAAGTAAAGAAATCAGACATAAAAAGTGTTACTACAGTTTCTATAAAAGAAAACAAAGTTGATGATCCTATATTACTTAAATTTGGATATAATAATAAAAATAACACTAAGGAACGACAAGCTTCTTTAAGCAATGCAGTTATTGTATTAGGACCTAACAATCTAAAAAAAAAGCTAGATTTATTACATTCAAATCATTCTGAAAATGTTTTTAAGGTTGATAAAGAATGGGTAGATGGTAATTATAAAAAATAATATATTAAAACATATATAAGTGTTTTATAAAATAATTAATTAATTAATTATATATTAATTTACTTGCTTTTATTATTATATTAATTCACTTCTTTTTCCATTTGTATTCTTAAATGTTTATGAATGCTTCTATTCCAAAGTTCAGCAAAAAGTAAAGGATCAATAGTATTAATGGTATGTTCGTATTCATCAAACACTATGTCAACAAATTGATTAATACATAACGGTAAAGTTTTTATATCTCTTGAATAATGATACATAAATAAATAAATTAAAAATTCACTCTTCGTTGGATATTTTTTTCTGTAAAAAATATAATTTCCAAAAAAATTGTTAGTAGAAAAAAGTTGTTTACCGTAAATTTCATTTGCTTTTTGTATCCATGTTTTTTCTTTTCCATTATCAATAATTGTATAGTAAGGCCTACATGTTTTAGGACATATTGAAACTTTAATGTATGGTATATTATTTCCAAAACTCCACGTCTTAGTAAATGTCTTGTTATATGGTTTAATACTATAATTATAATCTATAAATATGTCTGATTCTGATTTGTTACTATCACACAAATCTAATATATCTTTTATTTCAGTATTTGAAAGCGATTGGCAGAAATTAGGAAATTGTGACCTAACTTTGCAAATTTGTAAATCAGAAGGTTCACCATCAATCAACACCCACATATCCGATGTTTCAATTGCGTTGTAATATAGCGCATTAACCAAATTTGTTAGTTTGAAAGTATTTTCCTTACCTTTTTTTACACTAAGTAGAAAATACCTTAATGTTTTTAAACGATCTATATGTTTTAATAATTCATGTGGAACACTTACATCTATCATACTTAATAACTTTACCAATTCATAAGAATATGACAAGTGTAATCTTATTGGATCATTTTTTGGATTTTTTATCAGATTCATTTTGGAAGTTGTTGCCATCACAGAACACCACAACGACAACCCTAAAGGTACTAAATAAGTCGGATATGTAGGTAGACCAGACAAACACATATAACTCTTACTGTTAATCAATCTATATTTAAGATGATCTTTTACCATAGGTAGATATTCATTTAAGTGTTCCACATACCCCTTTTCAATAACAAAATAAATTACTGCAAACCACAAATCTATATTTCCCAGAGATTTCCCATCAGTTAAAACATATCTAAGTGTAGAGTTTGTAGTTTTCACATGACTTTCATCTTTTCCTAAACATAATCCTCCAAATATTTCATCTCTAGTGAGAGGACTTTTATCTGAAATTCCATATTCCACAAGCTCTTTATACGCTTCAATACTTATTACACAATCTAACAGAGATTTTATGTATAATATTATATTATTATTTGATAATGCATTCAATGGGCAATTTATTAATGAATCTCTTGTTTTAGTTTCTAACTCGTCAAAAATAGAAGCACCATTGTTTTTTTTCATCAAAAGAATCATATTTGAAGAATCTGAAAGTGTGATTGGACATGTTAATTTTAAATCCTCTAATTCATCTTCTAATATTTCTACATTCTCAGATGGAACTATTGCCTCTTTCACCGATAATGCTTCTCTATTAGTAATTTTACTTCTATCAAAAGAAGATAACAAACTTCCAGATGACCATGAAATAAACTTATCAATTGTTTTCGTCCAATTTTCATCACTATCTTCAATTTTGTAATACAATTTCCATACATTATCTAAATCACCAACTGACATATTATTATTTTTGAAACTATCAATTAATTTTGAAACTGGATTATTCGCATCCTTTGAAAAACTTTTGCTTTCTGATTTGGTTAACTTGTTTTTTAGGTTTACTAGCTTACTATGTAAGCTTTTATTACCGGTGGTTCCCATATTCAAAGACACAAAAACATTTTCTAAGTTTTTTTTTCTTTCTAAAAATTCGTCAATTGTGTCTATAGATTCAATATCGTTTGCATACTTGAAATCATTATCAGAAACAATTGTAGTAATTGGAAGATGAAAAGATCCGTATTGATAAATTTTTATTGTATGTGGGCTAGAGCGTGTTATAGCACATGACACTGATTCATTTATAATCCCTCCTGTATATATTAGATGTACATATACATTATTGAATTTCCAGTTTAATAAAATATCCGAACATATTTGAGAACATTGATTCGGTATTTGACCGTCTGATATAAATATCAGATCACCGTGGAAATTCATTTCTTTTATATATTTAAAAAGTGAAACCGGATTTGTTCCTCCATATCCTTGTTTATTTTTATTTATAAATTCTAATTTTTCTTTAGAAATTATAGTATGGTTGGTGTCCCACATTATAAATTGTGTCTTCTTTGAAGTATCAAGTGTTCTCACTATATTTTGCGTCTCTGAATGATAAAAATCATAATTACTAGTAGACAATGAACAATCGTAAGCCACAACCGTATCAACGTTTTCAGACATTTTTGGGAAATAAAAGATTTTATTTATAAAAAATCATTTTTATAAGAATTCTATTCTCTGGAAAATCATGATTAAAAATATAAAAAAAAGTAAATTTAAACATATTAATAAAAATGAACAAATCAAAATCAAAAAGAAAAATCCGATCTCCTAAAAAGAATGTAATCATTTTACAAAAATCAACTCATCCTGATAAAAAATTAATGGTAACAATTGGAAATAAAACAATTCACTTTGGAGCCAAAAATTATAGCGATTTTACGAAACATAAAGACATGTCAAGAATGCATCGTTATTCAAATCGTCATCGTTCACGAGAAAATTGGTCTAAGTCCGGAATAAAATCAGCCGGGTTTTGGAGTAAGTGGATTTTATGGAATAAACCAGGTTTATTGGCGTCTATAAAAGATACAGAAAAACGTTTCAATATACGTATTCAACGAAAATTATAAAATAAAGTAAATTATTTTATAATTACTTTTTACTTTTACTTCTTTTTTTTAATTTTTCTTTTACTTTTACCATCTTCTTTATTGAAATACATTTCTAAGTTAAAGATTATTTTTATTAATAATAAAATATAATGCAAAAAGTTATTATTAATGAAAACTTATTATTTTTTGATTGTCCACATTGTTCTTTGCAAATTATTGTAAGTAAAGATGAATTAAATTGTAGAATATTTCGTCATGCTATATATAAATCAAATTATAAACAAATTGATCCACATTTATCTTTTGATGAATGCCAATTACTTATAAAACAAGATAAAGTTTTCGGATGTTGTAAACCATTTCAGATTATTGTTGATAATAATAATTTATTTGTTCAAAAATGTGATTACATTTAATTTACGATGTATAATAAAATAAATTTTCCACAATTATAAAAATTATTACTTGACCTATACTAACACGAAATAAGCGTAAGCCTAAACCTTTAAATAAAAATAAAAATCCTTCATTTTTTACTATATCATTGTAAGCACATCTAATACTTTTATAACTATATTTTGGATTCATATATCTTGTTTTGATTACATCAAACGGATTATTTAATATTGGTCCTATTGACGAACTTATCATTGATGCAAATGCAATTTTTAATATATTAGGCTTTTTATCATTACTCATTATTAATTGTTTTATTTCATAATATACTGAAAAATTAAATGCTTGATTTATTGATTGTCTAAAACATGTTGCATAAAATCCTCTATATAGACTTCTTAATCCGTGTTCAATATATTTGTTATAAATAATATCTAACGATGATTTATTCTGAGTTGTTTGTAAATTTGTCTTTATTAATTCAAACGGAGTTATAAATATTGATTCAGTAACACCTGATACTATTCCAGAAATAAAATTAATATGAAACACGTTCCTATTTCCTCTGGATAATTCAAACGTTGAAAATCTTAATAAATATTTTATAGACATTTGTGATACAAATGGTAAAAATCCTTTGTAATAGCTTTTTATATTTACCGGTAATTGTTGATTTGATTGTTTCAATACTTTTATTGTATCTATTGGTTGCATAACTATTGATTCTGCAAAACTTGCTATTGGTGCAAATAGAATTTTTCTTTTTTCATAAAACATATTATTAATAATAATATATATTTTTATATATTATTATATATAACTTAATGAATAAAAACAAAATTATATATAACTTAATGGATAAAAACAAAATTATATATATATTTACTTACTTTTTTACTTTATTACTTACTTAGTTTACTCGCGAATCTTTAAAACTGCTTGTTTGAATTCTTCATTGGTAAACTCTATATTTCTTTTTGTAAGCTCTTGCTTAATTATTTTTTTTGTTATATTGCATTCTTTACCGTTTTCTTCCTCGTATTTATCAAAAATATCGTTAATATGATCAAAGAGATTCTTGACTTCGTCACTGCACTCCGTTTTCTCATCTTCTTCTTCGTTACTTATTTCGAAAGCAAACGGATTATCTTTTTCAGATAGCATTTTTACATATATTACAAATTCCTTGTATTTATTTTTATTTGCCTTCAAAATCTCCCATTCTTCTTTTATACCTGGAAGAAGATCTTTTACCTTTACTTTGGGATTTTTGTATCTCTCAGTCAAAACTATTTTCTTCTTGAAAATGTCAAACGGAATTAGTTTTTTCTTACTTGATTTAGTAGTACTCTCTTCAATACTTTCATTGTATAATTTTACCTGCTCCTTCAAATCTTTTAGAAGGACTTTATCTTCGTCATCACCACTAGCCTTTAGTCTGTTCCACTCATTCTTGATATCTCTCTCAATATCCTTAATCTTAATTTTTGGACTTACCTTTCTTGCTTCCTCTACTTGACCTCTCTTAAATAAGTCATATGGTGACATTTTTCTCTTTGGTTTTTCAACTGATTTATCCTCTTTTTCTATTTTATTAGTTTTATTGTAATCCTCCATCTCTTTTTTATATTTTTCTCTTTTGTCGTTTGATTCGTTATCAAACGACGCTTTCTCTTCATCAGTAAGAGATTTCCAGATTCTTCCTAACTCCTTCATGATTTCCTTTGAGTCCATCAAAGGATTAGATTTCTTCAATTTTGTTCTTTCCATTTTTGACCATAATAAGAATGATGACTCTGGTCTCTTAGGTTTGTTAGGATCTTTCTCCTTCTTCTTTGTTTTCTCCTTATTGTTCTCTTTTTCCTTAGAAGACATTAGAGTATCTATTAACTTCTCCACCAAACATTTAAGAGAATCATCATTGAATTCCTTATCTTGGGCCACTTCAGAAATCACTACTTCTCTTACTAGGGTGCTTACTATCTCTTTTTCCTTAGAAATTATAGTACCTATTAACTTCTCCTCCAAATATTTAAGAGAATCATCCTCCATTTCTTCGGACGCGTCGGAGATAACTTCTCTTACTAATGTGCTTAGTAAGAGAACTAAATTGGACTTGGTAGCGAATGACATTGTTGTTGTTGGTTTGGTTGCTTTAAAACACTGGTGCAATTTTGGAAAAAAAAAATAAAAAAATCATTTTTTTTTTCAAATTGAATATGTAAGGTCTTTTTTGATAAAGTGTGTTTTTATTATATTTTTTCTTAATGGAATTGAGAATATTTCATGTTTTTTGTGAATACAATAGAATATATCCAGCTTTATTACCGCAATTAAAAATAAAATTTAAAATAAATTATTTGATATTTTAAATGTTCCTTACTACATTGCACCTTTAGAAGCCGAAACAATGTGTTCAGATATTTGTAAACGGGGTTTAGTTGATGCTGTTTTATCTGAAGATACAGATGTGCTTGCATATGGAGCTGATGTATTTCTAACAAAGATTGATACTTATAGAAATACTTGTGTACAAATAAATTATGATCAAGTACTTTCATCTTTAAATTTGAATGAAAACGAATTTTTAGATCTTTGTATAATGTGTGGAACTGATTATAACAAAAATATTCCTAAAATTGGATGTGAAACTTCTTACAAATATATACTCAAATACCGATCTATTGAGCAAATAAAAAATAATTTACCCCATATTGATATTTCTATTTTAAATCACAGCAGAACACGTGAATTATTTATTGATTATGAGAAATACTCTACCATTAATATTCCTTATTGTGGAAAACCAGATTTGTATTTTCAACGATCATGATAATGAACATAATGAAGAAGAAAACCATAATGAAAAAGAACAGCATATTGATGAAAAGCATAATAATGATACAGAAAACTGGGATTATATGGAAATGGAAGTAGAGTTGAAAAATAGATAGATATTAAGAAAACATCACAAAGATAGAAATTTTATATTTTATAAACATTTTGCGTATAAAATATTAACATGTTTTCATATTAAAGTTTAACTTCTCTTAACTAATTGTAATCTAAATATTAATTACCTATAATAAAATATGAAAGATAAACGAATGTCAAATCCAAAGAACTTCTGTGAAGAAGCCATGAAATTAGATATAAGATATGAATATTTAATAGAAGCTAAAATGTGTATTGGTGGTCAAAAATTAGCTCAAATGTTTATAGGAAAATCTTTAAGAGGAGGTGGCGATTCATTATCATCGGCAACTATTGAAAGTTGGATAAATACTTTTATTTTTGTTCAAAATAATCCTGATGAAAAAGATAAAGATCAATATTCTGCAAGACGAATAGAACCTAGAGATTCTTGGTACAAATATCTCGAAATAATAAAAAAGCCCATAGATGATGATGTTGTTAAAATGTGGAAAAATCTTTCTGCTAAAAAATTAGGAGATCAAGCCGAAAAATATGGCATAACTCTTGGAATTAGAAACGCCAAAGCGGTTGGAAATTTACAACAAAGAATGTTGGATATGGTTGAAAGACGAAAAAATAATATTTGGAATAAATTGGTTGAAGAAGTTGAAGTTATTGATGGTTCAATTGATGATAAAATCAATTATAAATTTAAAAATGTACCTGAACTTAGAAGAATTTGCAAAGAACGTAATTTACAAAATGCTCATATAACTGATAAAGAAGGTTTGATTGAACTTTTAGAAAAAAATCCTTTTAATGCAGTATATAATTTGGACATAAACAATATTTACACGATGACTCATCCAGAACTGAAAAGCTTGGCAAAAGAAAGGGGGTTCAATGAGTATAACAATGTCAGTAAAACCGATCTTTTACAAATGCATGAAGAATACGATCTAGAATTGAAAAAAATCGGAGAACAAAAAGAAAAAGAAAATGAGAATGTTTTAGATACATTTGAATTCGATGATAAAATTATTCGTATAATTAGACATAATAATGAACCGTGGTTTGTTGCTAAAGATATTTGTGATATTTTAGAAATAAATAATAATAGAAAAACAATTTCAGGAATTCCTGAAAAATGGAAGGGTGTAACTAAAAGTGACACCCTTGGTGGAGTGCAAGAGATGACTATAATAAATGAACCAGCTGTTTATAAAATTATCATGAGATCAAATAAACCTAATGCTCAAAAATTTCAAGATAAAGTTTGTGAGGAAATTTTACCTTCCATTAGAAAGAAAGGTTATTATAAATTAGAAGAAAGAGAAAAATTTTTACTAGAAGACAATAGACCTACAATTAAACGTATACTTGATTTATCTGAGTTTGATATTGAAGCTGAACTTTTGGAAATTGATTATGATTGGACAAAATGGACCAATAAATGTGTACTATATGTTGTTTATATAGGAGAAGGTTTAATAAAACTTGGTTTTAGTGACCATAAACTTGACAAGAGAGAAATTAAACATCAGGGCTCCGAAAGCAATTTTAAGCAATATCGTATGGTAAAAGTACTTGAAATTTCGGGTAAAATTGCCGAAGATAAAATGAAGGATCTACTTAACATATATAGAGTCAAGTTTCATAATCAACATGAAATTTTCAAACCCCCTTCAACAATTACAAATTTTATTGAAAATATAGAAAATCTACTCAGAGATAATGATTTACATATGATCATTTCTAAACAACAACAAGAAATAGCTGAATTGAAGTTAATAGTTTGTGAAATGGAAAAGAAAAATTTAGAACTACAACTGCAATTGAAATAATTTATTTATAATTTTTATACAATATTTTTGTATAAAAATGTTTGAATTTGACAAACCGTTTCAAAGTTACACTACTTGTGGTATAAAGGACAAGTGTTAAAAAATAAAAAATAAAAAATATCTAGATATAATAAAAATGGATATAAAAAATATAGAAATATTTCTATTAATTTCGCTTTATCTCTTTCTTTTTCAGTTCTCGTAAGAAAAATATTTTTATTTAATGGAGGTTTAAGTTCTTGTAACCAATGATTTTCTCGTATGATAAGATTTTCAGTTTCAATGTTGTCCTCAACAAGTTCAATAGAAAAATTATCACGACCCTTTTCTCTTATAAACGTGTATAAAGGAGTTGTTCCTTTCATTGATGCAGAATGATGGTCTCTTAATCTAGCGAAAATTTCTTTAACTCCAATATAAAATTGAGATTTATCCAAACTATAATAGACTTTATATACACGACCAACATCTCTATGTGATATAATATTTGGTGTTTTCATATTTAACGATGGTTTTAATTCGGTATAATGTTGTCTTTCTCTAACACCGATTTCATCAATCTTTTCGATTACAAACTCTTCCAATAACTCAATCGAGAAATTTTCAATACCATGTTCTCGAATACAATCGTAAAGTTTACCGGTTTTATTCTTTTTAGCATTACTCCTATGTCATTTGAATCTATCTTTAAGAATTCGAATAGTTGAACCAACGTAGATGTCAACTGTTTTAGTATTAACTATTTTATAGATACGTGCAGTTTTCATTTGGTAATGATAAAGTTTGAGAATTTTATTTTTTAAATCAATTTTTATACAATGTTTTGTATAAAAAATGTTTGAATTTGTAAAATTGTTTTTGAAGCACAAAATAAGGTCTTCATAGAACAGGGAAACCTAAAGCTCCACCAGAAACACGGATGATGTTGTTGTTTACACAAGTTACAATGAACTCAAAAGTTTGACTTTCGTAGTAACCAGAGCCACTAATTCCTGATCCACTAGGATTAGCGGCAGCATAAGCTGAATCAGAAGCTACAGGGACAATGCTCACATTGGTTAACTTTCCATAGTTAGTAGACCCTTGAGGATCCAAGCTCATAAAATCAAGGGAGTATGAGTAAGAATGGAATCCGATAACATCAGGGATAGTAGGAGCGTGAAAGTAAGGGTTGACAAGAGAGAAATAGTCAGATCCCATGTTAGCAAGACGAGCAGTGTTTTCATAGATAAGAGAAGTGTTATCAATAGGATCAGCTGCGGCGTCAGGATAAAACTTAACAACATCAGTTCCAGCGGAAGAAACAACGGTTGGAGAAGAAGTGCTGTAGTTAGACCATTCAGAAGCACATGAGGTATTTCTAACTGAAAAGAACAAAACTTTGATGGCATGTGAAAATCTAATATCAAAACTTTGATTTCTATTAGTCCAGGGGGTAAAACTCTGACGAGGAGCAGTTTGAACTTGCTCAATCAAAATATCACGTGGAGCGCATGCCATTCTCTTTCTTTCTTCATTGGAAACAATAGCATAATTTGCCCAAACTTGGCAAGTTCCAAGTACTGGGGTTCCTTCAACAAGCTGAGAGGAAGAAACTGTAGTGCTATTAGTTTGTTCATCATTGGTAGACAAAATCAACAAATCACTCCAGTTTCTCAACTTGAAGTTAATTCTCATTTCGTTGTAAGGTAGAGCAGCTGTAGGTAGAGCTACTCCACTATCTCTTCCATAAAAGAAGGGAAGAGGTAGATTCAAAGTGTATGAAGGAATAGTGTATCCAGCACTGTGAGGATCAATTAGATCACTAACATTACCGATCATATTATCATATCCATTCTTCTTTGAAGCAGGAGTAGTAAAGGCCGCCCAGAAATCTAGATGATAGTTATCAAATCTGGCAGCTACCAAGTCGTTAAAACTGATAGTGCATTCTTGGATAATGTTGTGCATCAAGTTTCTTGTCCATCTTAGAGACAAAGTACTTCCTCCGGCAGCAGAGGATAGAGTTACTGCTGGGGTAGTCAATCTGAGCCAAGTTTGAAGCAAATAATCTCCTGCTCTGGAGATTTGAAATGCACAATCTGTGCCAAAAGCAGCTATACCACTAGCTTTACTTAGTGTAACTGGAACTTGAGTGAACCAAGTTGATTTTCTGGTTTCACGAACGAAATAAGCAGTGGCATCTGGACCACCATACATATACTTTTCAATTTCATCGTAAGTTGCCAAATCGATGAATCCTGAAGTTACATTGGATGAACTATATGAAGACATTTTTTTTATTATATGAAACATAAAAAAAAATTAAAAAAATTATCTTAAGTATTTAAAAGAAACATTTTTTTTACATATTTATCTTATTTTTATTTTCAATTTTTTATATTTTTCTTACTTCAAATAAATTCTGTCTGTGAATTTGCATAATCAAAGTATTTATATACAGAAATATATTAAAGAAATAAAAGAAATGAGTCCAACTATGTTCATGTGTATTTATATCTAATAAATAACTTAACATATGATGAATATTTACCTGGTACTTTAGATCCAAAAAAATTAGCTTCACATAATTTAATATAGCATATGAACCACTATTACTATAATTTAATATAGCATATGAACCACTATTACTATAATTTAATATAGCATATGAACCACTATTACTATCATCTTCAGTTAGACAACCTTTTGGATCTGTTATTTTATGGAATGAGCCACGGTCTATAAATGGACTAAACTAACACACGGTTAAGGTACACGACAACAACCAAGGCAAATATTATCGAGAGATATAAAAAAAATGAAATTCTAATTTCAAAATAAATGATATCATTACTTAAAAAATAATATAATAATATAAAATGGAAGCAATACCAGAATATCCAGGAAATATTATAATATGTTTTTTAAACTTGATAGATTTAGTAAAATTAAAAGAATCAAAAGCTATGAATTATTTTTCAGACATAATTAATAGTAGAATAAAAAATATATTAGAAAATATTGATAGAAAAACGTTTAAGGATTATGATTTAAATTATCTAAATCTTCGTAAAATAGACATAAATCTTACAGAATATCTTATGAAAAAATTAAGAAACGAAATAGTTATGAAAAATAGTATACAAAAAATAGCATTTCCAAACAATTTAGAATATATTTATCAAAATGCTTTTTTAGAATGCGAAAATATAAAATCAATATTTCTTCCAGAAAATATAAAGAATATAGGAGATGGTAGTTTTGCAAGGTGTTTTAACCTAACAAATATAAATTTTCCATCAGGTTTAAAATCAATAGGAAATGGTGCATTTTTTAACTGTATTAATTTAAAAGGTAATATAAATCTTCAAAATAAATTAGAACATATAGGAAGGCATGCATTTTGTAATTGTTATAAAATAGAAAAAGTAATAATTCCATATAAGGTGAAAGAATTAAATAGTCATACATTTTATAGTTGTAAAAACTTGAAAGAAGCAATAATAAAAAATGGACTTAAAAAAATAGGTGATAATTGTTTTGGATTTTGCCAGAATTTAAGTAATTTAAGTCTTCCTCATACAATAGAATATATAGGAAATTATGCTTTTTCAGAATGTTCAACATTAAGTACAATTAATATGCCTTATGTTGAAAATGTAGGTTTAAATATATTTGGAGTAAAATATTTTACTTACAGTACACATATATCAACTATATTTATAACTAGTAATTTTAGTAATATTGATTTAATTGATATAAAAAACAAATATAATCTAGATAGAAGAATTAATGTAGTTATACATAATACCAAAAAAAGAAAAAGAAGCAAATAATCAAGGATAATATTTTGTTAATATTTTATTTATAATTTCTAAACTATCTCCAGTTATTTGCAAAGTTGGATTTAAATATTTTAATACACGTTTTATATAATTCGCAAAATTCTAAATATATATTATTAAAAATTCGTTTGTAAAGATTTTATTAAATTATATTTTATATTTTCTAAATTTGGTTTATTAACTTGTTTACATGCTGACATACATTGTTCAAAACTTGTATCTTTTTCTAAACTTAATAAATTATTTTTATCAAAATTTATATCGTATACTGAATAATAATCTCGGAATTTAAAAGAATCCTGCATATAATGTATCGCTATATTCGTTTCTCTCGCTTTAAAACATCCATTATTTATTCCGTATGAATCTGCTGTTACCAAACCATGTAAAGAAGATGTGATAATATTTTCGCAAGAATATATATCATTCACAACTGTTTCTATATAATTTCTTGGATCTATAAAAATTACATCAGGATTATTGAACACATTAAACTTTTCTATCTGATCATCTCTCATGTTTACTATATCACAATAATTAGGCATTATTCCTAATTTATATTTTATACTACCTCTTATTTTAGGTGTATATATTTTTTCTAAAATTAACCCTCCATCTCCTATATAAGTATTAGAAGTATCATTATGAAATTGTTTTAAAGTCAATTTACCCCTTACAGCAATCGGATCGTTTTTTAAATTTAATGTTTTAGTATTATACATAAATCCAGTTGTCCATATATGTCCTTTATAATCATTTGGACATATATGTAAAAGTGATCCAACGCCATATATTTGCGGATTTTTATTATCGTATAAAATATTGATGTTGAATTTAGAAAATATATATGGTGTTAATATATCACCAAAATTAGTATATTTATTATCAACATTAGGTATCCAATATCCGGATAGTGATTTCATTTTAAGAAAAAGAATATTATTTTTAAATCAATTTTCGTGGATCAAAAGGTGTATTGATAAAATGATAATAATTTTTTAGAGGAGTATATGGAGGAGGAGGAGATAAAAATAAATTTTTTTTTAGAGGAGATATATATGGAGGATATAACTTATTTTTTAGAGGAGATATTGGAGAAGATAACTTATTTTTTAGAGGAGATATTGGAGAAGATAACTTATTTTTTAGAGGAGATCTAGCAGATCTCCTCCTAGATCTAGGAGGAGATCTTTGCATCCTTTTTTTATTTATTTTTTGAGATCTTGTTTTTGAAAATAAGTTTCTTGGAGATAATATTTTACCTGGTTCAAGAATTTTTTGTGGATTGTACATATTTATTTATTATATATATTAATAAATTATAAAAAAAAATATTTTATAATTATTTATTTAATTGCAACACATAATGAAAACATTTTACAATATCAATATAAAATATTTTTTTATATATTTTTTTAAATATTACAATTAAGAAAAAATGAAAAAAGGAATAATTCCATTTCCTGATAGTGGATTAGGTAATCAAATTTTTATTTATATAGCTGGGTATGTTGCATCAGAGCATTTAAAATGTCCATTATATTTATTTAATAATACTAACTGTA